ATGAGGCCCTGGATCTTTGTCGCATACTCAGCACCAGTTGCCGCAGCTACGGCAGTCTTTCTTGTCTATCCATTCGGGCAAGGCTCCTTTAGCGATGCCATGCCATTGGGTATTAGCGGTACGTTCAACTACATGCTGGTGTTCCAAGCCGAACATAACATTCTCATGCACCCGTTCCATATGTTGGGTGTCGCTGGGGTATTCGGTGGCTCACTGTTCAGTGCTATGCACGGTTCGTTGGTTACGTCCTCGCTTGTTCGTGAAACGACTGAAGAGGTTTCTCAGAACTATGGTTATAAGTTCGGTCAAGAAGAAGAGACCTATAACATTGTAGCTGCTCACGGTTACTTCGGTCGTTTGATCTTCCAATATGCATCTTTCAATAATAGCCGTAGTCTTCACTTCTTCCTTGCTGCTTGGCCTGTTGTTGGTATCTGGTTTGCTGCTTTGGGCGTTTCGACCATGGCTTTCAATCTTAATGGTTTCAACTTTAACCAAAGCCTTGTCAGCTCTGAAGGGAAAGTGATTAACACTTGGGCTGACATTCTGAACCGAGCTGGTCTTGGTTTTGAGGTGATGCATGAACGTAATGCTCACAACTTCCCGCTTGATCTTGCCACGCATACTGCACCTACTATTGGTTAATTATGGCACGCGCTAATCCTTTTGATCCGAAGCTGTCTTCGGTCACTGTTCAATATGTCACACCTACTGCAGGCTCTGCTGCTTTTGCAACTGCATACGGTGAAGCTAATCAGACGCTCGTTGAGATGAGCCCTAAAGGCGTTAAGGTACAAGCTGGTACGCTTGCTACCTGGCCCTAACTGGACTGGAGGCACCTCAGAGTAGGACCTCCTTTTCTTTGGCTGAGGCCGGTTACGACCGATACCCTTAGTCATGACAGTCGGAGAGACGACACCAAAAAATATGACAACAAAAATTCTAAGCGCTTAGAGAGGACTACATCGTAAACAACTCTCTCTTAAACTATTGTGGCTAACACTTCTGTAACTCCTGTAGGTCGGATTAATAACACTAGTTCGACCCCCCTTGCTCTTGGTACCGCCTATGATACCAAGTACGCTACCTACCTGAAACTGTTTTCAGGTGAAATGTTTAAAGCCTATGAAGGCGCTACTATCGCCAAAGGCACTGTGCAGAGCCGTACCCTGAAGAACGGCAAAGCTATGCAGTTTATCTTCACCGGTCGCATGGAGGCGGCTTATCATGAGCCCGGCACCCCGATCCTGGGTTCTGGAGATCCTCCGGTGGCTGAGAAGACCATCGTCTGTGACGACCTGCTGATCAGCTCGGCATTCGTTTATGACCTTGATGAAACTCTTGCTCATTACTCCCTGCGTTCTGAGATCGCCAAGAAGATTGGCTACGCTCTCGCAGAGGCGTATGATAAGAAGATCTTCCGTCAGATCGCTAAGGCTGCTCGTGAAGCTCATCCCATCACTGCTGCTCCTGGTCCTGAGCCCGGCGGTTCTGTGATTCAACTTGGTGCTAACAAAGAGTATGATGCTCAAGCACTGGTTGACGCCTTCTTTGAGGCCGCTAGTATTCTCGATGAGAAGAACCTGCCCAAGCAAGGTCGTACCGCTGTACTCAGCCCCCGCCAATACTATGCGTTGGTGAGCCAAGTCGACAGCAATATCCTCAACCGTGACTATGGCAACAGCCAAGGTAACCTGAACAGTGGTGAGGGCCTGTATGAGATCGCTGGTATCTCTATCAAGCGTTCCAACAACCTGCCCTTCCTGGCTGGTAACGTGTCTTCCGTTAACGGTGAGAACAACGATTACTCCGGTAACTTCAGCACCCACTGTGGTCTGATCTACTACAAGGATGCTGCTGGTGTTGTGGAAGCTATTGCTCCCTCCGTGCAGACCACCTCTGGTGATGTGTCGGTTATGTACCAGGGTGACCTGATCGTGGGTCGTCTGGCTATGGGCTGCGGTACCCTGAACCCCGCTGCTGCTATTGAGCTGCAGTCGGCTCGCTCCTGATAAAGGAGAAGTCTAATGGGATTCGCACTTGTTGACGGTGTAGGTGTCACTACTAGTGAAACTGCCTACATGCGTCCTCCTATTGAACCTGGTCGTGAAGGTGGTACGGTTGTTACCGTAACTCGCCTTGGTGGTGGCACTGGCCAAGTGGCTGGCACTAAAGCTACTACCGATGATAACATCAACGGCACTGGCTGTACTCTTACTACTACTGTCGCTGCTGGTGTGGTAACTGGTCAGACTGTTGCTGCTGGTGGTGATGGTTATCGGGTTGGTGATGTGCTGTCCGTTGCTGGCACCACTAGTGCAACCTTCCGTGTTGACACTGTTTCTTATACCAACTGAGGTACTATCTAATGGCTAATCTTTCTACTGCTGCTGGTGGCAGCGGTGTGGCTGGTAACGTTAACTTCGCTACCCGCACCGTAACTGGCGCCTACGCTTCTACTTACGCTGATAACGGCAACCTGGCTGTTTCTGACAACCATGCTGTTCGTCGCTCGGTATCCCGTACTCACGGTACGGCCACCGCTTCTGGCGTATTCTCCGAGACCCAATGTCTCCGCTTTGCTTACACTGGTGTTGAGTCGGATTCTCCGGCACTTGACGCTAGCCGTACTGCTGTTTAATTAGTTCTAATGGGGGTCCTTCGGGATCCCTTTTTTTTTAATCTTTTTATAACGTCATCATTATGCCGTATACCAATAACGCTCAGGCTGAGCTACAAGCTGTTAATGAAATTCTGGCGTCTATTGGTCAGGCGCCTGTTACCACCATCGAGGCACAGACCATCACGTACGAAGATGGTACCACTGTCGAAGCTGTAATCAACCCGGAAGTTGCAATTGCTTATGAGACTTTAATGCAAGTCTCTCGGGAGGTGCAGGCAGAGGGGTGGACATTTAACCGAGAGGTTGAGTACCCACTTACTCCTGATGCTAATGGCTATCTATCACTAACTGGTAGTATGCTGCAAATTGATCTTAGTGATACTGTCGCTAATAGTAACTATGATACTGTTATTAGAAACGGTAAACTGTATGATAAGATCGGACACACTGATGTATGGGATACAACTAAGATCTATGAAGTAGATGTGGTTTGGTATTATGACTTTGTTGATCTACCTCAGGTCTTCAAAGACTATATTACATCACGAGCTGCAACACGATGTGCCATTCGTCTTGTTGGAGATGTGAACCTTACCCAAGCTCTTGCTTCCTTTGAAACATGGCGACGCGCTAACTGCCTTGAGTATGAGTGCAATGAAGGCGACTACACCATGTTTGGGTTTAAACAAGGTGATGGGTTCTACAGCAGCTATAAACCATTTAAGGCCCTTGCACGATGACAGCAATCTCTCAACGTATCCCCAACTTCATTGGTGGTATTTCCCAGCAGGCTGATGAGAAAATGCTGTTGGGTCAAGTTAAAGATGCTTTGAACTGTTACCCTGATATTACCCTTGGTATGCTAAAGCGTCCTGGTGGTAAGTTTCTAGGTAGACTAGCTAGTATTACAGCTAATACAGCTAATACAGCTTCATGGTTTAGTATATTTAGGGATAACCAGGAGAAGTATATTGCTACGGTATCCTCTGCTGGTGTTATTAGGGTATGGAATTTGTTAACTGGACTGGCTGGCAGTGTTACATATCCAGCTGGTAAGCAAGCATCTATTGAAAGCTATTTAACTGCTACAGACTATCGTAGCATTAAGACTCTCACTATTAACGACTTCACTTATATTGTCAATAGTGAGAAAGTTGTAACTGCTAAGGCAGCTCCTAGTTGGAATGCTAAAAGGCAGGCCACTGTTGTTGTTTCCGGTGTTGAGCATAATACTGCCTACAATGTAGTTATCAATGGCACCACATATACTTACACTTCTTCTGGTTCTGGTAACCTGACTATTGGAACTGTGATGACTGGTATCTCAACAGCCATTACTGGTGGGTTCGCCACGAAGACTATCATTGACAATACAATCTACTTGACCTTTAGTACAGATACTAATGTGTCTGGTTTCGCAGGTGTCACCGGTAAGGACCTTCGTGTTTTTCAGGACTCTGTAGATACATTTGCCAGGCTTCCTGAACAAGCTAAGCATAACCAAGTTGTTAAGATCAACAACACTAACGCTAGCCAAGACGACTTCTATCTGAAATTCATCGCTGATGATGGGTCAAGTGGTAAGGGTTACTGGGAAGAGACTGTGGCACCCAACGTCAGTACAGGCATAAACGAGGCTACAATGCCCATTGCCTTGATTCGCACTAGCACTAGTCCTCTGACGTTCAGAGCCACCTTCCTGGACGGCTCAGAGACCATTAACAACCTTCCCTTACTATGGGAGCCTCGCTTGGTTGGTGATGAGGAATCAAACAGTCATCCTACCTTTGTTAATAATACCATTCAGGATGTATTCCTATTTAACAATAGACTTGGGTTCCTAACTGAAGATAATGTCTCCATGTCTCAAGCTGGAGATTACTATAACTTCTATCACAAATCAGCTACTACTGTTACTGTATCTGATCCTATTGATCTTAGCTGTGCAAGCATCAAACCAGCTACTGTTCGGTCAGTTGTACCAGTTACACAAGGTTTGTTGCTGTTTAGTGATAGTCAGCAGTTCCTAATGGAAGCAGAGAATGGTGCATGGACACCTGCTAACTGCTCCATCAGCACCATTGCTAATTACGAGTGTGATAGGTACATCAAGCCTGTTGACCTAGGCTCCACTGTTTTGTATGTTAGCCGTAACCAGAGCTGGTCTAGAGCCTTTGAAATCTTTGTTAGAGGACAAAGGGAGACACCTACTGTTACTGAAACCACAAAGGTTGTACCTGAGTGGATGCCGCAAAGCATTACAGAGACCGTAGGAAGTGCCCAGAATGGCCTGTGGGTAGCCTCTGGTAGGACATCTAACTATATGTACCTCCATAGGTACTACGAGCAGGCAGACGAGCGTGTGATGGCTGCATGGGTTCGCTGGCAGCTACCATCTAATGTTATCCATACATCAATCCAAAGCGATGTTCTCTATGTATTGACTAGTGGTACTTAGGGATATACAGTCACACAATACAAACTTGTACTGGCTCCTAGTACTGGTGGTCTTATCAATAGCCTTGGTAACA